GTTGACATAGTTTTCTTAAATACTTTGTCTTTGTATTGACTAATTTTTCTTTTTAGGACAGCTAGTTTAAGATTATCTGATACTTCTTGTAAAGATACATCTTCATTATACTTTCTTAACTCGGCGTCAACAGCAGGGTTTTTAGACAAACCTTTTTCTAGTTTTTCTATTTCTGCCACAGCTTTAGTCATACTGTCAGCAAACTTTTTAGCAATTTCTTTTGCCTTTAGAATTAAACTGTTTTCGGTAACTTGTTCTACTTCTTCTTTTCTGAATGTTCCTTTTACACGAGGATCTTTTTGAAGCCCTTTCATATGAGCATCTATATCTTTTTTAAGCTGATCAATACTCTTAAGGCTGTTATAGTAAAGACCTTTAGTTACCGCCTTTATCGTACCACCCTTATTATTTTTGAAACCTAAATAGGAAAGGCCAACATTTGGTCCCTCTGGTTTCATAAGTATATTATACTTGTCAGCACGTCTCATAAGGTCTTGTTGGTGGTTTGCTCCTTCGTCTAATTCTTGTACTTCTTCTTTTAACTTATCAAAGTTCTTTTTGAAGTAATCGTATGCTAGTGTTTTATCTCTTGTTGAATAAACCACTTTACTATCTTTGTCTAATACATTGTATTGACCACCCATTGACATTGAAACATATGGTTTGATAGTTGATTCTTGTACTTCTCTGATTGCGTCAGACATTGACTTTCTATATGTCATTAGATTGAGCTCCAAACATTGTCCCAATTAATTACTTTCTTCTTTAATTGAGCTTTCAAAGTTGTTTCCAATCTTTGTCTAATTGTTATAGCGTCATTACCTATTAGTCTACCAAAGTCATTGTGTAATTTCTCTAGTGCTGAATAAGCGTCTGCTAATTTCTTATCGCCTAATATTTTATCAGCGATATATCTTCTTGTTTCAAAGTGATCGTTTTTATATGTTTTGGCTCTTAGATATTGTAGGTGAGTGTCACTCGCCTTGGCTTCTATTAATCCATAGTCGCCTTTCTTAAACTGTTTAAATGATTTACTCATCTTCATTCTCCTTAAATTGATCTTCGTTTGGCGTATTTTCCGACAAATCTTTGATAAACTGTTCCATCTCTAAATCTTTTCCATCATTCGTTTCACCACTTCGTCTAGTTTTTCTCGCCATAATTCTTTATATCTTTCCTTATATTTATCTAATACAGCATCCGATAATGCCCATTCTTTTATATCTTTTTCTTTTACTTCATTTGTCTCATTATCTAGTCTAAATTTACTATATTTATGAGGTCCCTTATCTTTAGCGTCAACTGCTTTAGCGTCTGGTGTTTGACCTGGTGTCATTTCTTTAGTGTGATTAGCATAGTCAGCGCCTATCTCATAAGATTCTGATACATAACCTTCGACTTTTGTAGCGTCTTCTAAACTCATACTCTCTGGTACACAGTTAGGTACTTGTCTATTACCCTTCTTCTTCATACCCACTTGTTTGTAACCTACCCAACAAGCGTCTTGTAAATTTTTCTTTGTTTCACCATACATTTGTCTAAACTTTTTAGTATGCTTAGATGGTTCCGTTTTAGCATCTGCGTCACCTGGCGCTGGTTTATTACTGTCGTTATTTTTAAAGTGATCTGCTCTTTTATCTTTAACATCTTTTGATAATCCAGAGTAGTATTTTTTAGGTTGTGTTCCGTCTTTCTTTTCGACATCTTTATCCTGTTGTGTTTTATCTTCGTATCTAATGGTTTTACTAGAACCTACGTGGAAGTTTGTTTTTCTCATAATTGTTTTATTGATTACCTCGAATTCGTTACCCCTTTTAATAATCTTTACGGGTAAGTTTAGATTTGTTTCCATATCTTTTAACACGGCATCAGTTTGGTCATTCTGTTTAATAATATTACGTGCTTTATTTTTTTGTATTTTCTTAAAAAACTTTTGTAGTTCAGCAACTTTGATTGATGGATTGTTTCTAGCGTCATTTAATCTATCTACAAAATGTCTTGTAAATTCTATATCAACACCATACTTGTTAAGTATTCTATCAGCAAATCTTTCTAAATTATTTATTTCAGATTGTGATATCTTATTTTCCGTCATTTCTGATACTGCTTCAAAGCCATAGTCAATATTTGTATTATATTCTCTTACTTCTATTTCTCTATCTGCGGCTATAGGAAGACAATCCCATATCCAGGCTTTGTGTAAATTGTTGTTATTGTCTTCTATGACAATGTAATTAGTACCTCGTCTTTTGACTGTACCTTTTATATCTTCTTTTATATAATCTACTTTATCGTTAATGTTAAAAATCATATCTCTAACATATAAATCTCTTACTTGTTCTTGTTCAAATCCTTCCACACTAGTAATAGGTTTGTAAGTTTCCATTTTATAACTAGCGGCAAGTTTCATACCTTTTCTGACTTGCGTCATAATTCTTTCACCGTTACCTTTACTGCTTCCAGGTAATCCACTTTTAAATGCTTCTAAATCTCCTTTTGCTGCCGCGGCTCTCATCTTACTAGCACTCATACCAGCTGCGCCCTCTGCATCAGGATCTCTGTCTCCAGCAGATACAACTTTAATATCTTCAAAGTAATAGTATCCGTGTCTGGATTTTACATTATTGTATCTATTCAATAGAGTATCAAACTCTCTAACTCTATCACTACCAGCGACCATAATCACTCTGTGGTGTGTGTCATATAGTTTAGTTAATATATCTAATACATTGTTTGATGGATTGATTGCTATGTTTCTAGCGTGTTGAGGAAACATTCTTTTCATCAAATCTAATTTTTCTCTAGCACCTAATGGGTTCTTTTTGGGGTCTTCACTTCTACTTAAATAAATTTTGTAATCACTACTAGCTGATTTAACTTTGTCCATTAATTTTAAGTGACCAATCGTAGGTGGATTAAATCTACCAAAAGCAAATGCTATTGTTTTAGGAGCTGCTTCTGCTACTGTCTTTAAACTAGAAATTTCTTTATCTGTAACTTTACCATCTTCTAAAATATCTTTACACTTCTTATAAAATTTTAAGTAGTGATATTTTTCTAGGTATTTGTAGATAATATTTTTAGGTAGTTTATGTTTCTTACCAAACTGTCTAATTTCTTCTGGCGACATATCATCATTGAAAGCACTTTGTCTTTGTTTGACTACATCATCACCTATATCAACTAACACCTCTATACTGTCTTCTATCTCGTCTAATTTACTATTAACTCTCGCTTGTAAGTTCAATACATCATCTGCTGTCAAATCTTTTAATTCTTCGTAATCAATTATATCTCTAGCAAGTTCGCCTTTGACTACATCTATTTCTTTTACTTTTGCTTGGAAGTCTGCTTCATATTTTTCAGAGTCGAAAGTATCTTCGGTAGGTCTTCTTACAAACTCATTTTCATCAATATCAAATACACCATCAGCCATAGCGTCATTCTTTTTCTTTAACTCTGGGTCTGTGATTACAAAATAGTTAATTGGGTGTTTAGTTCCTGGAACAAGTTTACCATTAATGCTTCTTAAACTAGACGCCAATTCTTTTCTAACTTCTTCTTGTTTTTCTTTAGGAACATCAAATAAGATATTCATATCTAAATCAGCATCGTCTCTATATTTTTTTGTAAGTATAGAACCAATCAATGAATATTTTTTTACTGGATACTTCTCACTAAATTTATCTATTTGATTTAAGATAATATCTCTAACACTTTTTTTAAGTTTAGGATTATTAGTATCAGCATTATCAAATACACCTGGCGCATATCTTTGTCTAGGTATATCTATGATACTTTCTTTTATAAAATCTTTAAATCTCATTTAGTGTTCTTTGCTTTTAATTCGTTTGCTATCCACTGTTTCGCTGTTAGATTTTGAGGACTAGCTCTTAATTGACTTCGTATATATCTCGCAGCTGTGTTAAGTGTTAGTGTTACTAATTCTTTTTCACTTCTATTGTTATCTACAATTAACATTCTACCAGGACTAAAAATTCTTTGAAACTGACCAATGTTAGATTGTACTTGATTCCAACTATTCTGTACGACATAATCTGGTACAGTTCTAGGTCTATTCTTATTTCTTTCTAGCGCTACTTCTAAACTTGTATTAACAAAAATCATATAACTATCATAACCTATAAGGTCTAATTGTTTCTTTTGATTATTAATAACACTTTTATCTCTACCAGTTGCGTCTATGACTAAACCTAATCTACCTTGTATGTAAGTATCTAATTGAGTAGCAGTAGTCATCTTTGCTTTAGCTCTTACAATGTTTCTAAAATATTCTTCTTCGTCAGGCATCTTTAATGATAGATTACCTTTTCTTAAACCTCTTTCAAATGCTCCGTCAGAGTTCACAAGTTTTAAACCAGTGCCACCAAAGGCCCCAGCCGTTACAAATGACTTACCACTTCCAGGCCCACCAGCTAAAAAGAAAGCTTTAAATATACCTGGGTCGTAAACACCCTCTCGCAATATTTGATTTAGTTTTTTCATTAATCGTTTACTTTCGCTCCAGCTCTCCATTGATAACAAGACCAATATCTCGCCATAGTTTTTGGTCCTGGATCAGCGCAATTGTGTCTTGCTCTAAATGACTTTCTTCTCGCTGGGTTATCTCTCTTAATTGATAGACCAGTTGTATCACCAAATGATACTTTCTTAACCTTGTCGCCATCTTTTACATACACATAAAACTTTTTAGAACCACCTCTAACTGGGTCGTTTAATTTTACTGTCTTACCTTGATACTCTGCCTCTTGTAAAGGCTCACTTTCGTGTTCGAATATTACTTCTTCACACTGTATATCATAATCTTCAAATTGTTTAAATGTCTTTGTCATTAATTACTCCATCCTTTTGGCATTGTAAAGTTAGCTCTACTGAATTCCATTCTATCAACTAACTTGATTGCTCCTGCTACTTTATCTACTGCTACATATCCTTCTGGACTTGTTACCTTGTAACCTGTAGAAGTTTTTAAAAAATGTCCTATGCTTTGTATCTCACTCATCTTCTTAATCAAAAAGTCTTTCGCATTTTGTAAAGTAACGTGAGAGGCAACAGCCATTACTAAAGCATTCTTATTTCTATCTATAAATTTTAAATTTGTTGCTAGTATATCTTTATACTTTTGTTTTCCTTTATCTGACTTCTTACTATCAATCTCTGCTTGTAGAATATTGATATAGTAATCTCTAAACATATCTACTAAAGTTCTAACTTTCGCCATATGACCTTGTGATCCTCTTATGTGATGATTGAAGAAAGTTTTTAATCTAAACCCTACACCTAAACCATCAGCAGAAGACTTACTCATTTCATCTAACAAAGGTGCTGCCTTTGATAATGAACCTTCAGCCATTCTTAATTTTGCGTTGAATTGTGCTAGTTCGTTTCTTGTAAGTTTCGCAGAACCAGATACATCTCTGTAACCAGCACTCGCTAGAAATACATTAGTTGCTCTACCTCTAACTGTTCCAAATCCAGCAGTCATACTATCTAAAGTCTTACCTGTATATTTTGTGTGAAAAACAATTCCCATTCTTGCTCTACTAATCTGTCTGCCTACAGCAGATGAAGATTGAACAGCATATGTAATTGTGTTAGGTGTAAATGAAATCATATCTTCTCCATCTAAACTAATCTTTTTTAAATCTGATGGTGCGAAAAGAAAGTCACCTTGTAATACACCAGTGATACCTAGACGTTTTAATTCTTTTAATGCTATTTGAAGTTTAGACGCTAATTCGCCAGAGTGATTTTTACTTATATCTGAGTTAGTGTAATTTACTTTAGGATTTTTATTGAATACTGATTTTGTGCCGACAAAGAATTTGCCATTTTCTGGATTAATACCACAGATGATAGCTGGAGCGCCATCCCATTTAACTGTCATATTAACTTTTTTATTTGAAGAACCAGCGAGCATATCTCTCACCGATCTTAAAAAGTTTAACGCATTCTGACCACCCTTTGTACCACGATTTATTATATCGTCTTCTAGGTGTTCTAAATGTGTATTTCTATCTTGTGTTGTAAATCCTTTAAAACTAAACATTTCTCTCTCATTTTATCCATAAGTCTATTCACGGTTTCCATATAAATCAATCTTGTTTATTATATTTATAAGACTAAACTCTTGTCCATAGGAATTTAGGTACGCCACCATTGGGTTGCCATGTTTTATGTTTGTTTTGAAACTTAACTAATTTATGGGCGTCTTCTTCAAAGAAGCACTCGCTTATGACGTTCTTTGTTGGTCTTTCAATGACTTGCCATATAATGTCTTTATCTCTCTTTACCATCTTCTTTGTATAAGATAGATTAGGTTGTTCATTATTAGGTCGTCTATCGCCTTTGTGAAATTTTACTTTTTGTTTTTTTGCCATATTATTTAAAATCTGAAAACTTTTCATAAGTTTCCTCAGGTGTTGGGTAGTTTTCTTCTTGTTTTAATTCTTTACCACCTACTATATTTTGTGCCGAGTTTTCTGTATCATATAATCTCATCTTAGCTCTATCAACACCTATAATAAATGATCTGTTAATACCAGGGTCATTATATCTATTCTTTAATTGTTTTACTTTCATTTGACCTAGACCTTCTAGTTCTTCGTTTGACATAAGAGCAAACATAAAGTCAGCAGTTGCTGGTAGACCAAATGATTCTGATGTATCTTCTAAACCAATATCTGTACTTACAAACCCTGTTCTTGTTGTTTGTGTTGCACTAAAGATTGGAACATCATGTTCAACAGCAAGACCTCTTAATTCTTCAGCGATTGCTTTGATATAAAAATAAGATGATATGTTACCACCTTTAAACCTTGCACTAGCACAAATGTTTAAATAATCAATGAAGATCACTTGTGGTTTAAAACTTTTCTTTAACGCTAGTTCATTTATCAATGCTTTGAAATGACCACTATGAGCTGACGCAGTAGGATACTCTTTAATGACTAATCTACCATTTGTCTTATCTTCTAATTTTTTAACTTTACTATCATACAAGTCTTTTGGCATACTTCTAATATCGTCCATTGATATATCAAATAGATTTGCGTCTATTCTTTCAGCGATACGTTCTTCAGCCATCTCTAGTGTGATGTATAATACATTAAGACCTTGTGTTAAGAATGCTGACGCAGCATGACACATAAACAATGACTTACCAACACCAGTACCAGCCAATGCGATATTCAAAGTCTTACTTGGTATACCACCTTTTGTAATTCTATTGAAGTAAGATAAATCAAATGGATATCTTTTTTCTTTAGTATGGTACCAATCAAATCTTTCTTGTGCGTCTTCTATGTAATCGTGGCCAACATGTTTATCAAAACTTACACCTAATGCATCACTTAATAAACTAGGTAATGACTCTGGTGTTCTTGTTTTATCTTTACCTTCTAAAATTGTAATACCTTCTAATACAGCATTGTGAACAGCTCTATCTTTACAAAACTTTTCTGTTGTATCTGTTAACCATTTTAAATCTGTTTCTTCTTCTTTGATACTAGCAACTAATTCTTTTGTGCTCTTATATTCTTCTTCGTTTAAATCTTTTCTATTATTAAGTTCAATTAAGATAGCTTCTTTTGTAGGAAGATTATTATATGTGTGTATAAATGTATGTATTTCTCTGAACAATATTTTTTCTTCACGTTTAGTAAAGTAACTTTCTTTAAGAAATGGAATAGTCTTTCTTGTAAATAGTTCATTAAAGAACAAATTATTTATTATGGTATTCTCTATTCTATCATTCATCTATTTGTAACTTTCCATTTTTTAATTGTTCATCAACACACTCAACCAATATATCACCGATATAAATTCTAAAGTCTTCCGACTCAACATCTTCCTCATTGGGATTAGCCATAACATCATAAGTAAACTTTAAAGGTATTTCACCCTTAGCATTTTCAGTTTGAGAAAACTTTACTTCATTATACTTGTAGATAATACCTTCGTATTGTCCGTCAAGTATTTTTAAGCAACTAAAGTCATCGCCTTTTCTTTGAGCAAAGGCGTATCGTTTACTCGTCTTCGTCTGATCCGTATTGGAATTTTCGTTTTGCTTGTTCATCTATTTTGTCTAACACTTCCTTTGTAAAATACTTCTCTGGATTATCATTGATGTTCTTACCGAAAACTTTAGAACCATCTGGCATTTCGTATCTTGTAGATACCTTTTTAAATATACCAGCTTCTTCACCGAGTTCTATTAGACCATAATATTTGTCTAAGCCTGTCTTGTATGTAAGCTTGACATCTATCATTGCGTTTTCTTTTGTTAACCTAGATTTGAAATTTTTACAATGTATAATGTTTCCAACAACCTCAGTGCCTTCTTTGTCTTTTCTTTTACTGAGATAGATGATTGATGAGGCTGCGTATTTTAAACCACTTCCGCCGCCCATTTCTTTTTGAGGGAACATTGAACCTATGACATCATATGTGTGGTTAGTCATAATCATTGGTATGTTTGCTTTACCAAGTTTCAATGTTAATACTCTAAATGTTGATTTGACTATTTGTGATCTAGTCATATCTCTTGTTTCTTTACCTGCGGCAGTATCTTCCATTTCTTTTGTAGTAGATAACATACCTAAACTGTCAAGTACAAACATCAAAGGTTTTTTAGTCTTCTCTGTTTGTTCAATATACTTGTCTAGTATTTTGATTGACTGGTTTCTAAATTCTTGTACTGTGGCAACTGGCACGATAACCATTCTTTTAGAATCAATACCTCTAGCCTCAATCATTTGTTTTGAGATAGCACTTTCTGATTCAAAGTAGATAATACCTGCTTCAGGATCCTTATCTAAAAATGCTTTACATATACCTAGTGCGAAAAATGTTTTACCTGTTGCGGCTTCACCAGCGATTGCTGTAATCTTGTTTGCCGGCATACCACCATAGATACTACCAGACAATAATGCGTTAAACGAATACGAACCTGTGTCTATAAAATTTGTGACATCAGCGCTGTCTATTCCATCACTTACTAAACCAGCATATTCATTACCAGTTTCTTTAATTATATCTTTTAAAAAATCACTCATTCCATAACTCCTATAAATTTATACTCTTATTATATATTATTTTACTTAACTTGTCAACCCTTAAATAGAAATATTTATTATTTCTTTAAAGCGACAATACCAACAAAATTAAAGTTCTGCCAAAAAGTATGTATTTCAAAGCCAGCATCTTGTACCATTTTATACAATTCAGTTTTTGTATTTGGTTTCATCATGTGTCTTAAAGTTACTTCTTTGTCAAGTATTTCTTTGTCAGAAAAGTGTTGTCTTTTATAATCGTAAAACATAAAGGTCATCATGTCTTGTACCCTTGGATTACAACTAAAAGTTTTTTCTGAAAAGATAAACGCACCACCTGTATTAAGACCTTTGTAGATTTTATTAATCGTCTCTTGTCTATCTTTAGGTGACATAAATTGTAAAGTAAATATAGAAGTAACCAAAGAACAGTTTTGAAAATCAAACTCTCTTACATCACCTCTGAAATAATTTAGTTGATGATACTTCTCCTCGTCATGTGGATAGTCTCCAAAAAAATCATCTTCTATTTCTATACCTGTATATTGTGCGTGAGGAATATTCTTATTGTTTTGATCTATCATACCTTTTAATAGTTTGCCTGATGAACAACCCATATCAACAACTTGTGTATAATCTTCTACAAAGTATTTTGATAAGTTAAGTATATCGCCCCATAAGTGACTGTAACCACGAACAGATTTATCTATGTGATTATCGAAGCCTTCTTTACTTGTAGCAAAAGTAAATTTAGTCATTGTTTAACTCCTTATATGGTTTTAACACTTTGTTATAAACACTTTCAGCAAGTGCCTTCATCATCAACGGTGGAACCATACGACCTATCCGTTCTGATTGTTTTTTATGATCACCTGTTAATATAAAATCTTCAGGTAATGACATAATTCTTTTCAATTCTTTTATAGTAAACTTTCTATCTTCTATTGGGTGACAAGTGCCAGCAACACCAGCAAGATTACCCATCGCAGTAATTGTTGGACAAGGTTTTCTTAAACTACTTCTCTTTAAATTAAAGTGATGACCTTTAACGTGATAGTCCATACCTGTTAATACTTTGTCTGGATCCTTTGGCATTTTCATTAATGTTTTACCAACAGCTCTTTCAGGACTAATCTTATCAAACAAATAATCTAGTTCTTCTTTATCTTCATTCACTACATCATTAATTGCTTCACCAAGTGTAGTTCTAAAATCATTCTTATCAGGATACAATTGATACATAGTCATAAAGTTTATACCAACTTTCTCAGCAACATCTTCTCTTACACCTATGAAGAAACATCTTTTACGAGATTGTGGCACACCAAAATAACTTGAGTCTAATACATTAGCAACTATAAGATAACCTATATCTTCAAATGTATTTTGTATCTTGTGAAAATACTCTTTGGCTTCACCCATTGTCAAGCCTTCAACATTCTCACCAATAATAACTTTTGGTTTAATATCTTTAGCCACTCTTAAAAATTCAAAGAATAAATCTTCAACATTCTCTACACCTTCTATATCTGAATACTTTTTCTTTTTACCAAACGCATCTGCGTGAGTTCTACCCTCACCATGAGATACTGAACCTGCCATACTGAACGCTGAACAAGGAGGAGAGCCATCTAATAAGTCTAACTCACCAACTTTAATACCAGCTTGTTCCATAAGATATGTTCCTGTCAATTCTTTTATATCGCCTGGCACTATTGTAGTGTCAGGATAGTTTTCTTTATAAGTGTTTTGCGCCTCAGGCACAAATTCATTAACTGCTAGTATCTTACCACCAGCCAATCTATAACCAGTTGACGAACCGCCACCACCAGCGAAAGTTGATAGCACATTGAATAGTGATCTTTTCTCACTATCTAAAGTATCTTGTAAAGTATATCTTTTATAATTGTTCATTATTCCACATTCTTAATAGTATTATGATAAAAACATAGATCATTATAACACATAATAATGATAAAGTCAAGTCTAAAATCAAACTTCATTCCCCCAACTTGTCCAGCCTTCTCGTTTTCTACGAGCAAATAGTTCAATATAAGGTCCTGGTAACATCTTCTCAATATGTTCATATACTATATCTGGTTTTCTACTGTGTTCTCGTCTTTGATCAACCACTAATTGTGGTATACTCTTATCTAGCCTTTTAGGTTTACCCCTTGTAGCCAATAAACACATTTCTGGATTGCCTCTGGTCCAATAACCCATACCTGTAAAGAAACCCATTTTGATTCGATTCGTTTTCGCCCATGTAAAACCTACTGTCTTATACTTAAAACCCCAGGCGTCTATAACCTTAAACGCCTGGTCCAATAGTGGATCAACAACCCACATTAAAAGGACTGCATCGTCCTTAGCAAGGTCACCAACAGGTAACCGAATAATGTCAGCGAGAGACATACAAGGGTAGTGTCTTTCAGGACTTTTATCCTTTCCTTTGTCACTATACGTTTTAAAATACCACGGTGGGTCAGCATATATTACTCCATGTTTTTTGTTTGTGTTAAATTCCATAAGTTAAAAAAAAGTATTTTATCAATAAAATTATTATTAAAAATCTAGGTATAGACCAATTTGTTTTTAATGCTAGAAGATTACCAGTGGCAAATCCCCAATGCATACAAATTATTACTATGAAGAAACTATACAAAGAAGTCCTCCAGACTAGCTGTCTTCTCAGTAGACCAACCAATAGAATTAAGTATAAAACTCATAGGGTCTACAAATGTTTTTTGAAACATAATATCATAGTCGATATATTCTTGTAGTTTAAATTCACTAGGTAATTTGGATACATAACTTATCACATCAAACTTAAATGGATTAGCTTCTTTTAGTTTTAGAAACTTAAGCTTATCACCTTCTTGTATAATAGGATACTTTCTATGTAACTTGAATTGTTTTAGTTGATGATTATATATCAACGCACCTTTAACATGAATAGGTGTTCCTTTAATGAAGATATTACTACCATGCATATATTTCTTTAAGTTGTTACAAGACCTTGGAAAAGATATTTGTTCTGCTGTCATTTGATAAAACTCGTTCTTAAAGTCTGCGATAAACTTTTGTAACGTATCTTCATCTTTAGTCATTATAAGTTTGATAGCCTCTCTAATCTTTCCTCTACAAACTTCAGGTGTAGATGACTTCACAGCCTCTATACCCATAATCTTTAGTTTAGGTTCATCAAATGTAATACCTTCTTCATCTAATACATTTAACATATATCTTTTCTTAGCAGTCCAGATACCTTTGTCAGCGATCACTTCTCTTTTCATAACCATTTTTTGTTTAATGGCGTTTGTATATTCAGCAAGTTCTTCAAAACACTTATCAATAAATGGTTCAATTCTACTTTCAACAACTTTGTTTAAAAACTTTAATGTATCAGCTTTTGATTTATCTTTACAAGTCGCTTCAACTAGTTTATCTAAACATAAGTAAATTGAATCTGTATCTGACGCAACAATATAATCAACTTCACTTGTTGATTTTAAAATCTTATTCATATATTCATTTACATTTTTTTGAATAAAACGAATTACAAATTGACCAGCTGATGTTATAGCAGTTGCTTGTCTTACATCATAATATCTAAAGTATTGATTACCAATAGCACCATAAGCAGAGTTTAGAGCAATCTTCTTTGACCATTGTATGTTATGACAACGAGATATTTCTTTTAATAAAGATTTATCTTTTGTCTTTTGATATTCTTGTTTTGCTTGAAACTCTAAAGTCTTAAACTTAACCCTATCATTATACATACTTTCCATAAGTCTAGGTAGAAACCCTGGACTATCTATTTTAAACTTAGCACCATTTGGTGTAATACAAGCACCTTCAGCTTTTAAATGTGTCAGCGGTGTCGCATGATCTAACAATTTATCAACTGATATGCCTGATGGTTCTACTCCAATAATTTTTTCTGGAGAAATATTATATTGCATAATCAAATGGGGATATAGCGAATTAATATCAAACGATACAATCCAATTATGCATACCTGTGATTGGGTCTTTTACATAAGCACCTTCGTACTTATCATCTTTAATATTATCTTCCTTTGGTGGAATCATAACATTGTCTTTTTTCAAGTAATTGTAAATTAACATATCCCACATTCTTACTTGTGAAAATACATCTGTATAATTTACTTTGGCTTCGTATGCCATAGTTAAGACTAGTTCAATTAGTTTTAGTTTATCTTCTAGTTGGTCAACAATCTCAACATCTTTAATGTTATAATCAATAAATGATTGATAGTCTTTTGTATACCATTCTCTAAATGTATCGTAAGGGTTATCATCTTTAGGTAAACCAAGTTCTACTTTACCAATGTAATCAAGTTTATAACTCTCTTGCTTTGCTGGTATAAATTTTTGATATAAGTCCAAGTAATCTAACATAGAAATACCAAAGATTTTATAATGAGTTTGTGGTCTACCTCTTACTATTATAGTTTCTCTTTCAACTAAATTCCATGGTGAAAACTTTTTAAGTACCTTTTCATCTACTATGTTTCTAATACGATTAAACAAATAAGGTATATCGAAAAACTTTGTATTCCAACCAGTGATAACATCTGGATAGTTCTTAATCCAAAACTTCATAAACTCCATAATCAAAGACTTCTCATTCTTACATTTAATATAAGTTACATCAGTTCTATCTGTTTTAAATTCACCTGTACCCCAAGTTATGATTTGTTTATTAGATTGATTCTTTACTGTGATTGCTAGTAGTTCTTCTGTTGCATTATCTATATCAGGAAAGCCATTCTCTGCAGTACACTCTATGTCAAGTGTAAATATTTTTATTTGTTCTTTATCAAATACCATATCTTCAGGATATTCGTTTGCGATATATTGATATTGGTATCTATCCATTCCATACAATGGTGAGTTACCTGTATCATAACTTCTTTTAAATTCTCTTGCTTTTGCTATACTAGGAAATTGTATTGGTTTTAATGTTTGACCTTGTAACGTTTTAAACTTTGAATCTTCTTGTGAGGTAGCATATAGGGTTGGACTAAAGTCAAGTCTTTCTTTATATTCTTTACCCTCGTGGATACCACGAACAAGTAACTTACCTCTATGTTCAATAACGTTTTTATAAAAATTCATACTATATTGTTAAAGCTTTCCAACTACGTGGAAACTTACTATCACATAATTTATTTATCTCATCTGCCACGTCTCTAGTTTCTTTTTGTGTATCTGGTTTACATCTTAAATTACATATCCTAGAAAAAGCATATAGTGTTCCTGACCAATACCATTCAGTCATCATTGATTGTGGTAATACCATACGTGCTTGTTCTGGCGCTACACCTTTTTCTAATAGAGTATTGTAAGTTATTAAACAACTCTCCATTGCTGATTCCATACTATACTCGATTGTTTGATCTAGTTTAATCTCACCATCACTTCCTTGTTTAGAGTTCTTTGGTCGACCTCTCCATGTTTCAGGTTTATATAGTTCAGGTGGAAAATCAACATAACGTCTGCTGACTTCGTTCCATGCTAATCCTACTTGATGTTTAACTAATTGTCTTGCGACAAAGATAGGTGCTTTGATTCTAAATTGTAAACTCGCATGAGCAAATGGAGACCAATGATTATGTTTGGCGAGATACTGAATAAGTTTCTCATCTTTAACTACATCAAAGGTGTCTTTTGTTTTTGAGTAACTTACTCTGGCAGCATTCACTACCGTTAAGTCTGTACCCATTGTATCTATCAATTCAACATTCATCATTATAATTTATGGTTATCTAAAAGATGGACAACTAAACCATCGTGTTTTTTTTCTAAACTAATTTGACAAGCTAATCTACTTTGCATAGTATCATAACCTTTTTGATATTCTATCAAATCTGTTTCTAGTGAACCTTTGTCTGGTTGTCCTATTACAGATATCCACTTTTCATCTATTTTTATGTGACAGGTAGCACAGGCACAACAACCACCACAATCTGCTGGTATCTCATCAATGGCAACGTCAGAGAAATCTCTAGCGGCTTCCATTATAGTCATGCCTATATTTACTTGGACAGGAATAACTTCCTGACCTCTCATAAAATTAACAGTTATCATCTACAGTTTTGGTACTGTATTTTCTGTAATTAGTCCAGGTGTCGTAGCCGATAAAATCGAGCTAGTATTTTGTGAGTATGATTTTAATAAATCATCTTTTGGTTCTGTCATAAAAACAATTTTGTCTTTACTAACAGTGATTGTATCACTCTTACCAAAAGCATTATACAAACTCATCATAAGTTGTATAGGTTTTCCTGGTGCTGATTGTTGAGGTATGATTACGAAAGGCTGTTTTAAACTAACGCCTTGGTCATTCTCACCTACTTTAGCGATTACATCTTCGCCGGTAGTCATTCTTAATATTTTCACGTCTTGCATTATATCTCCTATTTGTGTTATACTATATCATATCCTGACGCATTTGTCAAGTGTTATTTCTTCTCAAAGCCAACCTTTTCTTCTTCGCCTTCTTTATCAACGGGTTTTAATCGTTTACTTAATACAAATGTTCTATTAGGGTTGACACTAATATTCATCTGACGCATTAATTCTCTGTTTACTAGTAAGTCTGAACC